GTCACTTTCATTTTCATAAAGCGGTCAACTAAGTTTGTGGTCATATTCTGCCACTCATCCGTATCAACAACTTTTACACCATCTTGTGTTTTACGAACAATTGTGTTTGTTGAAAATAATTTCTGTAACCTACTAAATATTGATTTATCTGCCATTTTATATAATTCTATTTTTCTAAATATACGAAAAATATTTGGTATTTCCAAATATTACCATTTTCTACAACTCCAATAATTTGCTTTATGTCTTGGTCCAGGATTATCACAATTCATTCTAGCTCTAAATGATTTTCTAGCTGCGGGATTTGATTTTCTAATTTTCATTCCTTTTTGGCCGAAATTTACCTTAACAATATTACCTGCAGGATTCTTAACATATACTTTGAATTTCTTAACATCACCTTGCATTGGTTTACCCAACTTAACTTCTCTTCCTTGATATTCTGCTTCAAATACACAACTACAATTTGCTTCATCTAATGTATTTTTGTAAGCTTTTAAAAATTCAATAAAATCTTCAATTTCTTCTGGTTCCACATCTAATTCATCATAGTCTGTATCTATATTATTTTCTTTTATAGGAACACAATTTGGAACCATTCTACCATTTTTCATTTTACCACCAACTTGTTTATATCCATCCCAGCAAGCTTCGTTTACTATACTTTCACCAAACATGCCTACAAAATCACCTTGATATTTATTACCAGGTCTACCCGACATTGCGGTTGCGAAATCTTTTCTAACCTTTTATTTTCCTTTAGCTAAAAAATTAAAAAGGTTTTGTGCATTCAAATTAAAATCATCTATAAACTTTTGTACTATACTATCACGTGTACCCGTCAATTTAGCAATTTCTTTTGCTTCTCTACCAGTTGCTTCACTTACTACGTTTTCACTGCAAGTTTTCCAACTACCACCTTTTGATTTATAATTTTTTGCTGCCCATCCGTTTGCATATGCCGATGGATACACATCAAATTTAGATTTTGCTGCTGCTTTAGATGCTGACCATTTTCCTGGATCAGTTGGACAATTCTTTTCTAAAAATAAATTTAGCCTTTCTTCTATATTCATATTTTCATTTTTCTTAGTTGAAACATATATTGGAGTCTTACCCTGGCCACTACTATCTTTACCACCCCTACCTGCATCATTTTGTGCAGCTCTTTTTCTACGAGTTGCAGATTCTTTTTCTTTTTTACTCATTCCGGCTGCTTTTGCTGCAGGAACACATTTTGCATAACCTCTTTTTTCTCCCGAAGTTCCACATGGTGGGTGTTTGCCATCAACTTTTTTGCCGATGTTTACCCACTTTTCTTTAAACCAATTATCTAAATCTTCGTTCAATATATTTTTTAATTGTATCATATCACCCTATAAATATATAATTATCCTAATAACCAATGTAAATTTTCTACTCCCTTTTTACCCATGTCCATTTCATACGGATTTTGTTTAAGATGTCCTGTTGAAACAAAGCCAGTATATTGGCTTACCTGTGTTGAGTTTAACATTGTTTTTGTTAAATCAATTCCTTCTTGTTTCAAACGAAGTGCTGTATTTCTTACCCAAAGTCCAATTGCCAATGCCATTGTTAAGTCATCATTATATCCCTTCATTGCTTCGGCTCTGCCACCACTCCAAATAAATGTAAATAATTCATCTATAAGTCTTTGAGAACGAATTAAAATATCTTTACCATTTATGTATGTGTCTAATGTAGAAATTATAAGTGGCCTTGTTTTTATCGTTGTTCCAAATCCTGCAACCAATTTCTTTTCGTCTCTATAAAACTTATTAGACATTTGTTTTTCAACATCAATATATTTTAGGTCATTACTCATATAGAATAAATTACCATATCCTCTATCAATTACTTGTTGAATCGTTGCCCATCCTACATTTGAGTTTTCTATAATTAATAGTGCATTATTCCATTCTGTGGATACTGCTACTAAAAAGTTTCCAAAATCTTTCGTTTCAATTTTACCTCTATATTCTGCAACTTGTGAACTATCTTCAATATCAATTATTTGGAATGTAGAATAATCGGAACCATCACCTCTAGCGACATCGGCAACTACCATATATGCTCTATTGTAATTAGGATGTTCCCATTTCCAATAGTTTCCGTCAAACCCACTTTTTTCAATCGGGTCCATTACATATGTATCTTTATACCAAGTCAGTAATGCTGGGTCAATTACGGTATCACCTGAACCAACAAAGTCACAGTCACATTCCTGTGCAGCACCTTTTACTCCTAATATACGAGTTTGCTCATCTCTCCATGATTGATTTCTTTCAGGATGAACAGTCCAATGTAAATTTATATTATTAAATCCGTTTGCACCACTCTCACCATCAACCCACATTTTATGAAACCAGTTACCAACACCATTCGGAGTAGATAATACAATTGCAGAACCACCCGTTGATAATGTAGATTGTGCAGATAACCAAATCTCATCAATATCTCTAATGAATGCAGCCTCATCCACAACTAACAATGATAAGGCTTCCGAACGACCTGCGTCTGGAGAACTTGCGATTGCTTTTACTTGTGAACCATTTTTTAATTTAAGGGAAAGTTTATTATCTTCTACTGAGCTATTACCACCATCTCTTAACCATACAGGAAGTAAGTCGTGCATTACTCTTACCTTTTCAACTAAGTTTTTTGCTACTGTTACTTTTGTTGCAATAACCAATGCGTTAAAGTCTTGGTTAAATAACATTTTCCAAAGAATAAATCCTGCAGAAAGAGTTGATAAACCCAACTGACGAGATTTAAGAATGATATTTAATCTATTTTCTTTAAAATCCGTTAAACACTCCTCCTGGAAAGGATAAAGGTGAAAGGGTATTTTTCCTCTCACCGGATGCTGAATAACACAATACTTCTTCATAAAGTAAATGGGGTCTAATGCACATTTACGATATTCTTCAGCTATTATTTCTTTTAATGACTTCTTAGGTTGCCCTTGAACTCCCATTATTTTTTGAATTTAATCTTCCAGTATACACCACCACCAATGTAAGGTGACAATGCTCCACTTGTACCATCGGTTGTTCTATTTGCTGCACCAATACCTAAATGGAATATCTTATCTTGCTTTGTATTAATTAAAACACCCAATCCTAAATGAGATACAACATCTGCTTTATTAAATCCACCTTCCAAACCATAAAATACTTTGGTCTTTGGTAATTCTTTTACAATTGTTGTTTCTTTAATAGTTCTTTGTTTAACACTTGCGTTAAAAGTTCTACCAAATATTTTGTTTTGAGTAATAGTATCAATTAAAGATACAATTCCTAAACTATCTGGTAAATTTAATGTATCTTTGTAAATGTTCTTTGCAAAGAAATCTTTTAATAATGCTGCGGTATCAACGATTGTAGGAATAATTACTTCCTTCTCTACAATTGTTTCATGGTAAATATCTTCACCTTTTTTAGTTACTACTTTTGTTTTAACTATTTCTAATGTATCAATTTCATGTTTAATAAGTTCATACTTTTTACCATCAACTTTTACAATTTCACCTGTTGTTTTTTTGTTTCCACCACATTGTTGAAAAACTACTACTACAATCAATAATGCGATTGCAATGTTTTTTAAATTTAATAATTTTTTCATATTTTTTATTTTTTAATTAATTCTGGATGATTTAATTCAACCAATTTTTCTTCTAATAATCGTTTTCTTTCTATTAATAATTCAATGGCTTCAAATGCTCCATCAATGTCTTTTTTCAAATCTTCTTTTACTTTTTCAATATCTACTTGCCATTCCCACTTTTCAACTTTACCATCTTCGGTAATTATTTCCATTTGTTGTTTTATACCATCTAAGGCTTCAACCATTTTGTCTTTATAATCCCTTATATACGCAAGTTTATTATTTGTTATTTTATAATCTTCATAAAAAGGAAATGTTCCATCTGCTCTCAAGTTCATTTCAAATTTGGCTAAACAAGTTGCACACATTCCAGTTTTACTAATTAACTTTTTATCTGCCCAACTATATGGAACCGTTTTACAATCTTCCTTAGAACAATGACTTAATTTATGTAAGAAATCTCTAACACTATCCATTTCAGTAACGACTGTCTTAAATCCCTTTTCTTGTCTCCATTCTTTACCATCACCATCCGTCCATGTTTCACCAACTTCTCTTTTTTGTTCGGTTTCTTTTTCATAACCAAAAACCTTTTGAGTATTGTCCTCTCTACCA